CAGGAGATCCGCGCCAAATCCGGTGGGCAGCCCGACGTGGGAATGCTGATCAAAAGCCTCAAGGAAAAGCTGATGGAAGGGATCGAAGCATGAGCCTGATCAGCCAGATTTACCGCACCGACACCCCCACCACCCTCGAGCAGATGTTCGAGTTGGCCCGCACCATCTGGCACCGGAACAAGCCCGGCGATCCGGTGGTGATCTGGCCCGATTTGATGGGCAACGATTTTGACAAACAGGCGGTCTTGAACGCCGCCGCCAAGCAGTACGGAAACCGCTCGAAAAGGAAGGACAAAAAATGAAAGCCCATTCGTTTACCAAACGCCCCGGTCGCCCCAAAGCCGACAAGCCCGAGTTCCCCATGCTGGTTCGGATGCAGCAGTTCCGGTCCATGGGGGCCAAGCCGCATCTTGATCCGGTCTCAGGCAAGTTGACCGCCTCCATGCCGGTCTACAATCCGCGCAGCATGAGCTGGTCGGTGCAGCCGGTGACCCAACCGGAGCTATCGTCTTATCCGTGCGGCATCATGTTTGCCAAGGGACTGCTGACCAAATCGGAACTGGTGGCCGCCGGGATGCATGTTTGGGCGCACATTCAGATGCTGGGGCGGCGCGGCACCATGGTCAAATCCCTGTCGGCGCTGGACGTCGCCAACCAGATCGCCGAGGGCGATTGCGAACCGCTCAGTCGTTTGGCGGCATTGGGCATGGTGTCGCAGCACGACCCATTGGCGGCGGAAGCCATCAGCCGGGCCTACCGTGCGGCCAATGCCCTGCTGCTCCGCCGAGGGTATGAAGTGCATGGGGCCATCAATGAACTGGTGATCTACGAAGGGTATCAGGGCTGGTGGCTGGAACAGGACCACCCGGAAAAGACCAAGCCCTACAAGTGGATCAAGGCCGGGATGGGTGTGCTGGAAAAGCACTGGCCGGACGAGATCGAGCGCATGATTGGGGTGTTTTGTCCGTGAGGGGGATGCATGGGTTTATCGCCTCCGTTTGTTTTGAGCGTCTGCTTTGGTCAGAAAGCAAGCTGTTCGCTCCGGAGCACGAGAACATCAACAGCCGACACAAGGAACCCTACTATGTCAGGGTTGTCCGCATTATCATAATATTACAAACAACGCCGAACGAGCGGTTGCAGGGTCACACGTTGGTGTCAGGAGATGAGCCTGCTAGACTGATTCGACTTGGCGGCCAAGTAAGCGTCTTTCCCGGAAACACTGGTGCCACGCCTCCGCCACCCATGCCGGGGTAAGATTGCGATTCGGCAACAATCACAACGTCATCGGGCAGCGACATCAAGGCAAGGCCAATCGCGGCCATGTACGGCCCCTGTGAGGGAAAGCCAAAGGCTCGGGCAACGTCATCTGTTTCGGCCATGCCGAACACGATTGCGCGCGGCTGAATGCTACGCTTGTATTGCTGTTCAAGTAATCCGGCAATATGCGGGGCAAGTTTCTCGGCTGCAGCCTGTATGTTGGCATAAAGGCCGCGCAATTCTGCTAACACCTCAGGCTTGGCGGCGTTCCGCCCAGCGCTCCACGATTTGATAGTATCAATCCGAACCTTGAGGAATTCGGCAGCCTCCCGTTGAGAGAGTCCGCAACGTTCGGTTAATGCCGCAAATGGTGTTGTCGGCGTCATATTCTCACTGTCCTGCGCTCGAAAGTTCGCAATTTTACGTCTGCCAGTATACTCTATGGACGTTCGATGCTGCTGATACATTCAAGGTCTTCCTTACCCATTGCAGTGGGCTGTCCCGCCGCTTCCCCCCCCACTGATACACAAAAAGTGTATGCCGATCAAGCGATATCCGTTTTTGGGGATCAGGGGAAACATGCTCCATGGACCTCGAATAAGGGCATAGTTGAATGGGTTGCTTATGTGCGTGATAGATGCCAGCTTGCCGTGACATGGCAGCACCCTTCTCGTATAAGTGAGCAATTCGATTCTGCTTTAGGTGTCACTGTGATTGATCCTCTGCTTTCACTTGCCCATACCGTCCAATCCAATAAAGGCGTCTTTGCATTGCTGCTTGGCTCTGGCATTTCTCGAAGTGCGGGCATTCTGACCGGCTGGGAAGTGACGTTGGATTTAGCCCATCGACTGTCCACACTTACTGGCGAAGCCAATCCTACCGATATTGCAGACTGGTACAGGGCAAAATTTAAGACTGAGCCAGATTATTCCGCATTACTGGACACATTGGCCCGGTCCCCAGCTGAGCGTCGCGCTCTGTTGCATGGCTATTTTGAGCCAAATGAAGATGAAATCGAAGAGGGAAAGAAAAAACCCACACCGGCTCACCGCGCCATAGCAAAGCTCGTGGCCCAAGGTTATATCCGCGTCATTTTGACCACGAACTTTGACAAGTTGATAGAAACAGCGCTTCGGGATGAAAATATCGAGCCGGTCGTTATCAACACCCCTGACGCAGCCGAAGGTGCCGCTCCGCTTGTTCACCAACGATGTGTCGTCGTCAAGCTGCATGGCGATTATCTAGATGAAAGGATCAAGAATACTGACGCCGAGCTTGCAGAATATGATTCTCGTATAAATACGTACTTAGATCGCGTTCTTGATGAATTCGGCTTGATCGTTTGCGGGTGGTCTGGAGAGTGGGATCAAGCGTTACGGGCTGCGTTAGAACGATGCAAATCTCGGCGATATACAACGTATTGGGCAGCACATCGCTCCCCAGGATTGCAAGCGGAAGCACTTATTAAGCTGCGAGACGCGCAGTTGGTAAACATTCGAGACGCAGATACCTTCTTCACGGATTTAGGGGAAAAGGTCACAAGCCTAGATGAGCTAAAAGCGCCAGCCCCACTGTCTGAAGAGGTGGCGGTGGCGTCATTGAAGCGCTACATCGCCGAGCCACGGCATAAAATCCGCCTAAATGATCTGATTGCTGGCGAAGTTGATCGGGTTCAACTCTCGCTGGCAAACAAAATGTCATCATCGGCAGCAACCTTTGCTCCAATTTCCTCCGACGAATTTCTTAAGAGATTGCGCGTCTGCGAGGCTTCAACAGCCATCATGCGAAGTCTTTTCTTTCACGGTGCCCGGTGGGCTGAACCAGATCATTATGAGATGTTTAAAAACGCAATGCAGATGGTTGTTGTACGGGACAACCCTGGGTCATCCTATGTTGTCTGGTCCAACATGCAACTATACCCATCTGCGCTACTCATGTATGCGGGAGGTTATGGCTGCATTGTTTCTGGTAATTACGGATTGCTAAAAACATTGCTAGATGTACAAATTGACCATCGGCACGAAACGATTTCGGCATCGGACAAGCTGCTCGCAGTTAATGTCGTGGACCATAATTTGGCCCAAGAAGCATTGTATCCGCCACAGCGCCGGTACACACCTGTCAGCGAGAATATTGCTGACCTACTTACCCCTTTGGCCGAGAGGGTAACTCCTGATGCGGCAAAGCAATTCGACCGCCTGGAAGTGCTGTTGGCCTTGAATTTTATTGATAAGGCGGAACTTCCACCTGATCCACAGTGGATGCCTGTAGGGCGCTTCGCTTGGAAAGACCAAAACAATAACAATTCTGCGGCGAACACCCTGTTTGCTGAATATGCCGAAATGGGGGCTTCCTGGCCACCATTACGAGCGGGAATGTTTGGAGGGAAGTTAGAGCGGGTCCAGCGGGCTGAGGCTGCATTTAGGGCCGTTCTCTCTCAAATCAGGTGGCATTAATCAACGAGCGGCGAGCGGCTCTACATGCACAACTACTTAGCTGAGTTGTCCGTACCCGTCACCTATGAAAGTATGCTTTCAGAACAGTTCAAGATCAGGAGCATGCGGTTCGAAGCCAAGTTTGCTACTTAGATAATTTTTGGATAGGCCGTAATCGCCGAGACGCCAAAGATCATATGCTGCGGCTAGGCGCATCGAGTCCCTGTCCGGTAGTTTAATGGCGGCAAACTCCTGCGCCGGAACAAAGTTATTGCCGAAGACTTTTTCCGCCTGCTGCTGAAACAGTCGGAAGTCATCGAGCCTTATTCTCCGATCAAGTCCAGTGGCAGCACGCAACAGCAGATGATCGTGGATCATCGACAAGAAATCATCAAACGGAGGCCACGGCATGGAAAAGCCTTGCCGTTTGCACCAACTGGAAACGTGCAGCAGCATGAAGCCAGAGGAATAGATACGATTCTCAAAAACAGGAACGCTTTCCTCGTCCCCTCCGCCATCAATTTCCACCCTGTAACAGAAGGGCAAACTCATTTCTGGAATTGGATCGAAGCCCCAAAAGAACGAGCGTGAATGCCCAACCACTTCCCGCATGTGATATTGGTCCAATGCTCTTTCAGCCTGTTCAACCGTCAATCTAGGCTGCTGCGGCATCATCGTTAGGCCCCCTTCCCGAATGTTTATTCTAACAGTATTGTCACATAATTATATGCGACATGTAAATCCTACAACAACCCAAGCTGCGACTTGTATATTACTCGCAATCAATCCAATTGCTTTGGCTCGGACAGTAAAGCCTTGGAATTCTCCCAGAAGAGTGGGAGCCTCGTGTACTGCGCAAAGGGCCGCAGGGACACACACAGAGCCTCAACTGGGGGGATGGGGGTCGTAATCTTTCGCGCAATTACCCCCTGTTACCGGCCTGGGCCTCCGTGTGCAGAGTCGCACTTTTCAAACAGGGGGTCAGAACACGACCTCACCTCCCTCTTTCAACATCAAAAACAGTGACTTAGACAATGGATAGCAAGCCAGACACAGGCGCTTGGCCTGCCGACAATGTGCAACGCCGGGCCGTTGAGGCGCTGGTGCCCTATGCCCGCAATGCCCGGACACACAGCGATGAACAAGTGGCCCAGATCGCCGCTTCGATCAAAGAATGGGGATGGACCACACCGGTGCTGGTGGATGAAACCGGCATGCTGATTGCCGGGCATGGCCGGGTACTGGCAGCGCGTAAACTTGGGCTTGCTGAAATCCCGGTCATGGTGGCCATCGGCTGGACCGAGGCCCAGAAGAAAGCCTATGTCCTGGCCGACAACAAGCTCACCTTGAATGGCGGATGGGACACGGATTTGCTGAAGGTGGAGCTGTCCGACATTCAGGCCATCGGCTTCGATCTGGATCTGATCGGCTTCAGCGACACGGAACTGTCGGCATTGCTGGCGGAGGCAACCGAAGGTCTGACCGACCCGGACGAAACCCCGGAACCACCCGCCAGCCCGGTCAGCGTGCCGGGCGATGTCTGGGTGCTGGGCAACCACCGAATCATCTGCGGCTCATCGACCGATGCCCATACGGTGGAAACGCTGTTGGGTCCGGTTAAACCGCATCTGATGGTCACCGATCCGCCTTACGGGGTGGAATACGATGCCAACTGGCGCAACGAAGCGGCCCGCCATAGCGAGGGCATGGGCAACCGGGCCATCGGTGCCGGTGCCGTTGGCCGGGTGGAGAATGACGACAAGGCGGATTGGCGCGAGGCTTGGGCATTGTTCCCCGGCGATGTGGCCTATGTCTGGCATGCTGGGGTTCATGCCGGAACGGTGGTCGATAGCTTGGTCGCCTGCAATTTTGTGATCCGGTCGCAGATCATCTGGGCCAAAAGCAACTTTGCCATCAGCCGGGGCGATTATCATTGGCAGCACGAACCCTGCTGGTATGCGGTGCGCAAGGGCAAGAACGGCCATTACGGTGGGGATCGCAAACAGACCACCTTGTGGCAGATTCCAAAACCGCAAAAGTCGGAAACCGGCCACAGCACGCAAAAACCGGTGGAATGTATGAAGCGGCCCATCGAGAACAACAGCAGCCCCGGTCAGGCAATTTATGAGCCGTTCAGCGGCAGCGGCACCACCATCATCGCCGGAGAAATGACCGGGCGGCACATTTATGCGGTGGAACTGAACCCGGCCTATGTGGATGTGGCCGTGACCCGGTGGCAGGAGTTCACCGGCCAGCAGGCCATTCTTGAGGGCGACAGACGAACCTTTGCCGAACTGGCCGACCAGCGCGGTGGGGCTGTTCCCGAGCAGAAGGTTGAAAAACGTAATGGCAAGTCGCGGCGGTAAGCCCAAGCCCACCCATTTGAAGGTGGTGACCGGCAATCCCGGTCGCCGACCATTGCCGGAGAACGAGCCTAAACCACGCAAGGCGATGCCCAAGGCCCCGCCCCATCTGAGCGGCCCGGCCCGTGAGGAATGGGATGACATGGCCACCGAGCTGTACGAATGCGGTTTGCTGACCTCCATTGATCGCGGGGCCTTGGCCGCCTATTGCCAAGCCTATGGGCGGTGGGTGCAGGCGGAAGAAGCCTTGGCCCGCATGGCCGAGCGCGATCCGATCATGAAATCGCTGATTACCAAATCCGCCAATGGGAACATTTACCAGAACCCGCTGGTGGGGATCGCCAACAAGGCAATGGCGGACATGGTTCGCTTTGCTGCTGAATTTGGGATGACACCGAGTGCGCGAACCCGAACCCGGAGCGAACGGGCGCAGGACGACGAAGACCCGGCAGACAAGTATTTCTGATCCGACGACGGCTTGGGCCAAAGAGGTGGTGGCCGGGAAAGTGGTGGCGGGTCCGCATGTCCGCAATGCCTGCCGCCGCCATTTGCAGGATCTGAAGGACGGCAAGACACGCGGGCTGGTGTGGGACAAGGCGGCAGCCAGCCGGGCGATCAACTTCTTTCCCGATGTGTTGCGGCTGAATGGTGGGCAGTTCGAGGGCAAACCCTATGTGCTGCATCCATCGCAGGCGTTTCGGGTGGGATCGTTGTTCGGCTGGAAGAAGTCGGACGGCACAAGACGGTTCCGGCGGTTTTATGACGAGGAAGGCAAAGGCAACGGCAAGTCGCCCTTGCTGGCCGGGATTGGCCTGTATTGCTTGGTGGCCGATGACGAACCCCGCGCCGAGGTCTATGCTGCGGCGTCCAAGAAAGACCAAGCCATGGTCCTGTTCCGGGATGCGGTGGCCATGGTGGACCAAAGCCCGGCCTTGTCATCGCGTTTGACCAAATCCGGTGGTAATCCGGTGTGGAATTTGGCCGATCTGAAGAAAGGTTCGTTCTTCCGGCCCATTTCCAGCGACGAAGGCCAAAGCGGGCCACGTCCCCATTGCGCCTTGTGCGACGAGGTGCATGAGCATCGGGACGCCAGAACGGTCGAGTTGCTGGAGCGCGGGTTTAAATGGCGCAGGCAGCCCTTGTTGTGCATGGCCACCAACAGCGGATCAGACCGGCAATCGGTGTGCTGGCAGGAACATCAACATGCGGTGCGGGTGGCGGCGGGAACGCGGGAACCGGACGAGCAGTTCACCTTCGTGGGTGAGGTGATTGACGACGAGACTTTTGCCTTTGTCTGTTCGCTGGACCATGACGACCAGCCGCTGGACAATCCCGAATGCTGGGTCAAGGCCAATCCGCTGCTGGGGGTGACGGTTCAGCCCAGTTATTTGGCCGGGGTGGTGGCGCAAGCCAAGGCCATTCCGGGCAAGCTGAACAACATCCTGCGCCTGCATTTTTGCGTTTGGACCGAGGCGGAAACCGCTTGGATGTCGCGCCCGACCTTGGAAGCGGTGCTGGCCGATTTTGATGTGTACGAACATTCCGGCGAAGCGGTTTATCTGGGGCTGGATCTATCGGCCACACAGGATTTAACGGCGGTGAGCTATTGCGTTCCAACCGGACGCAATCAGGACGGCCAGCCAACCTATGATGCCTGGATCGAGGCATGGACGCCGGGCGAGACCTTGAGCCAGCGGGCCTTGCGCGACAAGGTGCCCTATGACATCTGGGCGCGGGAAGGCCATTTGAACTTGGCGGAAGGCCGCAAGGTGATCGGCTTCGATTTTGTCGCGGCACGGATCGCCGAGATGGTCGGCCTGTTCGAGGTTAAATGTCTGGCCTATGATTCCTATGGCTTCAAACGGCATTTCGAGCCGGAACTGGATGCCCTTGGCCTGACCTTGGAAACCGTCGAGCATCCGCAAGGTGGCAAGAAAAAGGGTGCGACCGGCCTTTGGATGCCGGGGTCCAAGCTGGAACTGGAAACCCTGATCTTGGAAAAGCGCATTCGGCTTCTGCGCAATCCGGTGCTGATCTCAGCCATTATGTCGGCGGCCACCGAGAACGATCCGTTCGGGAACTTCTGGTTCTCCAAACGCAAGGCGGTCAACCGTATTGATGCCCTGATCGCTTTGGCCATGGCGGTGGGCGCGGCCTCGTCCCCCGACGAAATGTCGGAATTGCCTGAAATTCATATCTGGTAGGTGTTTATCCATGTCGCTTCCGTCCCTATTGCGTGCCGCCTATGGCTGGATGGTGGGGCGCGAGGCGGCATTGCACCGGGACATGAGCGATGACAGCGGGTTTTTGGGGTCTGGCTATTCGGTCAAATCGGCCACCGGCATTCATATCGACCAGCAAACCGCCATGTCGTGCGATGCCGTCATGGCCTGCGTGTCCTTGCTAGCCGAAGATGTGTCCAAGTTGCGGCCCCGGTTGGTGCAGCGTTTGGCCGATGGACGGCGCAAGCTGGCGCAACTTCATCCGCTTTATCCGTTGCTGAAAACACCGAACGATTGGCAGACATGGCAGGAATTTGCCTCGCAAATGATGATAGGGCTGCTGTTGCGCGGCAATGCCTATGCGGTGATCGTGCGCAATGCCTTTGCCAAGCCGCTGTTCTTGGTGCCGATCAACCCGGATCGGGTGTCGTTGTGGGAGGCACCGAACGGCGATCTGTTCTGGCGGGTCAACCGGGTCGGGCTGCATGAGAATGCCAAGCTGGCCAATGTGCCGCTGATGATCCCGGCGCGGGATGTGTTCCATCTGAAGGGGCTGTCCTCCAACGGCCTGACCGGATTATCGAAGATTGCCCTCAACCGGGAAACCATCGGCCTGTCCATTGCCCAAGAACAACAAGCGGCGCGGTGGATGGCCAATGCCGCCAAGCCGTCCGGCATCCTGACCACCGATCAGAAGATGTCGCCGGATTCGTTCGAGCGGTCCAAGCTGGCATGGCAGCAGGCGCAAAGCGGTCTGAACAACAGCGGCAAGACAGCGGTGCTGGAAATGGGGCTTAAATGGCAGCCCCTGTCCATGACCAGTCAGGACATCGAATTTATCGCCAGCCGCACCTTCCAGTTGAATGCGGTGGCCCGGCTGTGGCGGGTGCCGCCCCATATGATCGGCGAACTGACCAAGGCCACCAACAACAGCCTGACCCAGTTGTCGCAGGAATATGTGAACTTCACCCTGTCCACCTATACCGAGATTTGGTCGCAACGGGTGGCGATGACCTTTGATCTGCCGGATGATATTGAGTTGCTGTTCGATATGTCCACCCTGCTGCGGGGCGACATCAGCGCCCGCTATGCCAATTACCGCTTGGGCATCCAAGGATGGCTGACCACCAACGAAATCCGCGATGCCGAAGGTTTGGACCCGGTGCCGGAAGGCGACAAGGTGTTCCGCCCGGTCAACATGGCCCCCTTGGATAGTGAAATATTTGAAGCCAACGATTTGGGCAGCGAAGCATCCGGGTCCGCTCCGGCGGGGGCTGGCGATGCGTCCATCAAGAACCCGGATCAAAGCCCGCATTGAAGCGGTTTCACGCCCCTAACAACCGCCGGGCCAGCAGCGATTGCATATCCCGCCGACCATCGGCGATCAGGTAAATGACGACGTTTTCGCCGATAACCCGATAGATCACCCGGTAGGGCTTGAAGGCCGCTTGCCGATAATCCCGAATGCCGAGGCTGATCAGTTCTTTGGGGTAGCTGCCGCGTTCCGGGAACTGCGATAGACTCTCGACCACTTCCATCAACTGGTCCAACACATGATCGGCGTTGGCGACACAGTCGGTTTCGGCGATGTGATCGTGCAAGGCTTCCAAATCTTGCTCGGCCCCTTCGGTGAGCAAGACCTCGTAATGGGCCGTGTTCTTGGTCATCAGGACGCTACTCGTTTAGCCCGCAAACGGGCAACCACCTCTGATGCCGGTTTAACTTTGCCCGCCGCAATTTCCTGATTGCCCAACGCCAAGATTTTCAGCAGTGCGAGGGTTTCCTGGGTTTCTTCAAACGAAGCCACATCCTGCAAGACCGCCTTGGCTTCGCCGTTCTGGGTAATGACCAACGGCTCCCGCTGCTCGGTCAGATTCGTCAGAATTTCGGCGGCGTTGGCCTTGAGGTAGCTGATCGGCTTGACTTGAGATGAATAGCGCATGATTCCCGCCTTGATATGGTGTGGACCAAATATGAACCGTATTTAGTCCTTGCGCAAGGTTGGCGCGGGTACAAAGCAATTGGGCTTTTGCCCAAACCCAATCGGAGGCCTCGGCCTCCGAACCTCCAGTTTTAATAAATAGGGTTTGGGGACGAGTCCCCAAGCAGGCGTGGACGGCAGTCCACATCCTTCACGAAAGACACGACATGCCTTATCAGCAGATCATCCGGCTTGCCGCCATCGGCCAGCCGGAGATTGATGCCGAGACTCGCATTGTGCGGTTTGTGCTGTCGGATTCCAGCGTGGCCCGTGACGGCCATACCTTGGCCACCGGCGGCTGGGACACTGCTTCTTATATGAAAAACCCGGTGGTGCTGTTTGCCCACGATAAAAGCCATGTGGCCTCTGTCATTGGCCGCATGGTCAATATCTTTGTGCAGGGCGACCGGCTGATGGGCGATGTGGAGTTCATGCTGGGCGAGATCAACCCCATGGCCGAAACCGTCTTCCGCATGGTGGTGGCCGGGTTCCTGAATGCGGTCAGCGTGGGTTTTCTGCCCAAGGCGGGTCAACCGGCCAAAAACCGCGCCCCCGGCTGCTTTGATTATTCACAGCAGGAATTGCTGGAGGTTTCGGTGGTGCCGGTTCCGGCCTTGGCCAGCGCCTTGGTGGCCGGACGGTCGGCAGAGTTCGACCTTGCCCCGATGGTAGATTGGGCAAGACAGATTATGGAGGCCAATACCGTGACCCAATCCCCGCCGCCCAAACAAACCTTCAAGCGCGATCTTGGCGATGTGGGCTGGCTGGCACAATTGCTGCAATCGCTGGCCTGTCTGCAAAGCACGGTCGAATGGGAAGCCGAGATCGAAGAGGATGGCAGCCCCATTCCGCAATTGCTGACCGAGGCCATTCAGACCTTGGGGTCGATCTTGATCAGCATGACCGCCGAAGAAGTGGCGGAATTGATGGGCGATGCCATCGGCGAAGACCGGGCCAATTCGAGCAATGGCCAACGGCTGGTGCGGGCCTTGGGACGGATGTTTGCCGCCCAAGACCGGGCTGGCCGGGTGCTGTCCGCCGCCAATGAAGACCATCTGCGCAATGCCCATGAATGTCTGACCCGCGCCGCCGATCACGTCAAAAGCGTGATGGACCAAGTGGTGCCCGATGGGGATGACGGCGAAGGCAGCGATAACGATGTCAGCCAAGACGCCGAGCGGCAGCGGGCCATTGCCGAGGCGGAAGCCTTGGTTTTGGCAGCAAAAGGATAAAAAGGGCCTCGGCCCTTGACCCATTTTGATTAAGGAATGGGGTCCAGGCCCCCAGGGCTTGGCCGCCGGAGGCATGTTTATTAATCCCACACCCAGCCGCCCCCAACCGGGCGGCTTTTTCTATGGAGACCGCAATGACCGGGTTGAACATTAAGGAATTGAAGACGGAACTGGGGGCGGTCAGCCAAGCCATGCTGGCGCAGGCCCAATCCCGCGACTTCGATCCCGCCAAACATGCCGAACTGAAGGCGCAGGCCACCAAGCTGGACGCCCAGATCCGGGCATTCGAGGATGCCGAAGCCTTGAATGCGGCTCAGGCCCAGCCGCACCATTCCAGTCCGCAGGTGCCGCAGGTCCGGGCGGTGGGGCCGGTTGATCCTTATCTGGCCAAGGTTCGCTCGGATATGGGGTTCGATTACAACCCGGCCCAGAACTTTGGGTCGTTTGGCGAATTACTGCAATCGGTGGCCCGTCATTATATGGACCGCGACCCCAGCAATACAGATCCCCGTTTGAAGGCTCTGCGGGCCAGCCGCGACATGGACGATCTGATGACCCGCGCCCCGTCCGGCATGGGCGAAGTGGACCCGACCGGCGGTGGGTTCTTGGTGCAGTCGGATTTTGCCAGCTATGTGTGGACCCGCGCCTATGACACCGGCAAGGTTTTGTCGCGGGTGGAAAAACTGCCTATTTCCACGGCGGCCAACAGCATCAAGATTCCCGGTGTGGACGAAACCAGCCGGGCCACCGGCAGCCGCTATGGTGGGGTGCAATCGTTCTGGATGGCGGAAGGCGATCCCATTACCGGCTCCAAGCCCAAGTTCCGCCAGATCGAACTGGATTTGAAAAAGCTGGGATCGGCCATGTTCGTCACCGATGAATTACTGGCCGACACCTCGCTGCTGACCAAGATCGCCAACACCGCCTTTACCGAAGAACTGATCTTCATGGTGGAAGACGCGATCATCGAAGGCGATGGCGTGGGCAAGCCGCTGGGGATTTTGAAAGCCCCGGCCACGGTGGTGGTGGCCAAGCAGAATGGGCAAGCCTCCGGCAGCCTGGTCAAAGAAAACATCGATGCCATGTATTCGGTGCTGTGGAGCCGCAGCCGGGAGAACGCGGTGTGGCTGATCAATCAGCTTTTGTGGCCGCAATTGCTGCAATTAAGCCAAGTGGTCGGCACCGGCGGCGCTCCGGTGTTCCTGCCCGCCGGGACCATGAGCGGTAAACCCTATGCCACCTTGTACGGCATTCCTGTGGTCGAAGTGGAATATTGCTCGGCCCCCGGCACCCCCGGCGACATCATTCTGACCGATCTGACGCAATACGCCTTGGCCGACAAAAGCGGTATTCAGGCGGCGTCCTCCATGCACGTCCGGTTCCTGTACGACGAAATGACCTTCCGCTTCACCTACCGGGTGGACGGCAAGCCGTTCTGGTCGAAGCCGCTGACCCCGTTCAAGGGCAGCCAGAACCTGTCGGCCTTCGTGGTCTTGGCCCAACGGTAAGATTTTCCCTTTGTTTTAAGGAACGCATCGTCATGAAACAGTTCAGCTTGACCAACATCCTGTCGCCGGACGGCTTGTTGATCCCTGCCATCGACCCCACGGGCCGCTCGGGAACATATCGCACCGTTTACGGCGCATCCCGCATCTTTGTGGTGTGCCACTTTGCCCAAGGCAATGCGGCCACCATTACGGTGGGGGTCTTGCAGGCCAAGGATACCAGCGGCACCGGATCCAAAGCCATCGCCACCGCCAAGATTTATACCAATGAAAACGTGGCACTGGGCAGCGGCAACATGGTCCAGCAGGCCGATGGGGTGACCTATACCACCGGGGCCACTTTGGCGGAAAAACTGGTGATCTTCGAGCTGGACCCCGCCGATGCTTTGGATGTGAACAACGCCTACAACACCATCACCGTCGCCACCGGGGCATCCAACCCCGCCAACATCACCAGCGCCGAGTTGTATGTCTATGGCTCCTATCTGGGCGTTTCCGGTCTGGGGCTGGATTAAGCGAGGGGAATGACGATGCCGAATGTTCGCTATAAAGGTCGTTATGACGGTGGGATGCCGGTTGTTTACGATCCCCAGACCGGCGAGGTGGTCAATGCCTCGGCCCCGGTGTTCTTCTACGACGATTTTCTGGGGGCTGGTCACACTGCCATTCCCACCACAGTTTCGTCCGGTTCCAACTGGTGCGCCAAGATCGTCAAATCGGCAGGCAATGTGACGGTGGGCGCGGTCGCCAATGGCCAGACCGGGCAAGTGGCCTTGGCCACCGATGCCACCAACGAAAAACAGGATGCGGTGCTGTACTGCTTTGACCAGCGGGCCTACACGGTCAATATCGGTCTGGTCTACGAAACCCGCATCCAGTTGGGAACCATCCCCACCCCCGGCACCAAGGCGGTGTTCGGAATTGCCGCCGCTTGGGCGGACGGTCAGAACAACATCACCCAGTATCTGCGCTTTGCGGTCAACGGCAATGGCACCTTGTTGTGTGAGACCCAAGACGGCACCACCCAATTGTCGGTGTCGTCGGGCGTGACCATCGGCACCAATACCGAATGGCATGTGCTGCGGATCGACGCTTCGGACGTCACCAGCGTCAAGTTTTTCATTGATGGCAGCCCTGTGGCAACCACGACCACCTTCCCGTTTGCCGCCACCGGAGCCAATGCCCAGGTCCAGCCTTATGCCTCGGTCTATAAAGCGTCCGGCACCTCGGTGGGAACGGTCAATCTGGATTACGTGGCCATTTGGCAGAACCGGGCTTAAGGGGAACCAGCATGACGACACCTGTTGCATTCGATCTGGCTGCGGCCAATGTGGGGGACCGCGTCACCTTGGCCGATGGCCGGGTGGTCATCATCTTGGGCGTGCGGATTTCCTCGGTGGAGGGCAATTCCATTCTGATTGCCGAAGGATGGATTGATGCCGCCCAAGTGGCGGAACCGGCTTAAGGCGGAGATCCCACATGGCACAGTCCATCAATATCCAGAAGTTTGCCGCCACCATTGCCGCCGGGGCTTCGCTCAGTGGCGAAGTGGATCTGGGGGCCTGTACGCTGTGCGGCATTGTGCTGCCCGCCGCCCTGAATACGGGCAATCTGTCGTTCCAAGTCAGCGTCGATGGCGGTCTGACATGGTGTGAACTGGCCATGGCCATTGGGGGATATATCAGCTACCCCATGGGCAATTCGCTTTATCTGGCGGTGGACCCGACCTTGTGGCGTGGGGTCAATGCGCTGAAGGTGCGCACGGGTGCTGCCGCTTCGCCGGTGGTACAGGCCACGCAAGTAATCATCACCCTGATTGCACGCCCGAATATCTGACCATGAGCCTGATCCCCACCTATGCCATCACCAGCGTGGTGACGCCCCCGGCTGGTCTGGATTTAACCACTCTGGCCATTTGGAAAGACGATTGGGGCGTAAAAGGAAATGCGGATGATGCCTTTATCCGCCGCACCATTACCCGGTGCAGCATGGCGGCGGCCAATTACTGCAATCGGGTGTTCGGGATTGCCACCTATCTGGATGTGATCCGTCTGGAACGCGGTGAAGCCTTGGGCCGGATTGCCAATGGCGAGGCCAGCCCCATTGCGGTACGCATGTGGCCGCTGGTGAGCATCCTGTCCGTCACTGAAAACCCGCTCAACGCCGCCGCCGATCTGACCGAAGGCACCGACTTTGAAACCGATCTGGGCAAAGGCTTGATCTGCCGTTTGGACGGCAATGGCAATCCCCGCACTTGGCCGATGGTCCAGATCAATGTGGTCTATCAGGCCGGATACGTCTTGCCCACCGATACCAATGAGGCCGACCGCACCTTGCCGTTCGATATTGAGGATGCGGTGGGCCGCATGGTCTGGTCACGCTATGCCGAACGCCAGCGCGATCCGTTCGTGCAAGAAGAATCGGTGGTGGGCGTGGGAACCACCCGTTACATCACCACCACCCCGGACGGCAATCTGTCGCCCGATGTGACCGACATTCTCAACAATTACCGGGTGCCGCTGTTGGGCGGCAGTTTATAAGGAAGGACCGCATATGGACAATGCCGGAACCTATAGCTTTGCCGCCTCGGTCACCAATGCGGCCACTCAGGTGACGACCGCCATCACCGATCTGGATGGCATGCTGGCTGCCACCATCGAGTTCCAGTTCCTGTACGGGCAAGGTGGGGCAAGCTGCGACGGCTATCTGCAAGTGTCCTTTGACGGTGGGGCCAATTACCGCGATGTGGCCCATGCCGCCTTCAGCACGGCCTCGGCCATCAAAACCTTCAATGTCTCCGGTCTGACCCCGCACATTGCCCCCATCACCCCGACCGATGGGGCCTTGGATGCCGACAGTGCGGTGGATGGCATGCTTGGCCCCATCTGGCGCTTAAAAACCATCTCCACCGGGACATATGGCGGCTCCACCCAATTGGTGGTAAGGCTGACGGCACGATGACTCCAACCCAAGCGATTGCGGCTTTAGACCGGGCACTGGCAGCGTCCGGCGAAGATGCCATTCTCACCCGCAACATCGGCACCAGCGCCACCCAAGTGCCGGTGTCGGTCAAAGTGCGCGTCAAGACCTATGGCTATAAGCCGCAGGCTCTCTATCCCGGCAGCCCCATTCAGCAAGGCGACATGCAGGTCATCTTGTCCCCCACCCAGATCAATGCGGCCCAATGGCCCGGCGGGGTTGCAGCCCAACCGGGCGCACTGGACCCGCGCATTCCGGTCAAAAGCGACCGGCTGACCATTGGCGGCCACGTCTATCAGGTCCAAGCCGTCGCCGATGTCAGCCGCATTCGGGGCCATATCGTCCGGTTTGAGCTACAGGTGCGCGGATGAGCCTTGCCGTGGTCAATGCCGTCAAAGCCCAATCCCTGGCCTTTACCGATTGCCCCATCTTCTGGCCCAACGAAACCATCGCCAAACCCACCGATGCCAATGGCAATCCCGCCCCCTTTGTTCTGGCCGACTTCACCACCCTTCGCAGCGAGATCATCGCCATTGGAGCCGGGCCGGGAACCCATGCCTTACGCGATGACGGTTTTATCCGCTTCCATATCTTCGTCCCGGAAAACACCGGCATTGATATGGCTCTGGGCTTGGCCGACAGCCTCGCCACCCTGTTCCGGGGCATTGCTCCCATAACCGGCCTGCAAACACTGGCCCCGTCGCCGCCCGATAGCGGCGCTCAATCCGATGACGGCCTCTATTACGGCGTGTCGTTCTCGGTGCCATATTATTACCTTTATCAAGGATAAGCCCATGCGCAGCTTCAGGATCAACACCCCGTTCACCGCGTTTGAACGGGATTACCCCCACACGCGCCTGCTGATCGAAGACGATCTGGCCTGCTGGCCGGAAGACGGACGCGAGCAGAAACTGGCCGAACTGATCGCCACCGGGCGCATTACCCCGGAACCGGTTGTGGTCCCGGCACCGGAGGCTGCTCCGGTCGTGCCGCCGCAGGCGGGATAATATATGGGCTGCCGCCCATGCCCGCTCAGGGACTCGTCCCTGAACCCATGATTTATTAAAAAATGAGGTTTGGAGGCCGCGCCTCCAATTGGGCTTGGGCGAAAGCCCAATAATCACCTTCCTTTTCCAAACCATCCAATGGACGGCGCACAGCGTCGGCACCACACAGGGGGCTTTTGTCATGGTTGCATCAACCGGCATTTTTAAGAAGATCGCGTTCCTTCAGGAAACCTCGTTCGGGGTGCTGCCATCGCCGACCACGGGCGGGCAATATCTGCGCCGCCAGCAATCCACTTTGGGCACCGAGGCGCAGTTCTTTAAATCCCAAGAAATCAACTTTGACCGTCAGCTTCGGGATAACCGCAAGGGCACCAAGATGGTCAAAGGCGACATGACCGGCGAACTGTCGCCCGGCACCTATCAGCAATTCTTGATGGCCCTGCTGGGCGCTCCGGCCACCACTGCCGCTGCGACCATTACCCTGACCGATGTGACCGCTGCTGCCACTGCACCCGGCAGTTTTACGACCGTGGCAGGCAACTTCCTGACTGCCGGGTTCAAGATCGGCGACATCGTGCGCTGTTCCGGTTGGACCACCACCGGGGCCGCCAACAATGCCCGCAATTACCGCATCAGTGCCCTGACCGCCACCATCATGACGGTGGGAACGCCTACCACCGGCGCGGCAGGCAAGCCGGAGGCGGTGGTGGCCAAGGCCGCCGGTGACAGCGTGACCATCGCGGTGGTGGGCAAAAAGGCCATGACACCGCAATCCGGTCTGTCCGACACCTCCTTCACCATTGAAAACTGGTATTCCGACAACGGCTTCTCGGAAGTCATGCTGGGCTGCAAGCCGGTCAGTTTTTCACTGAACGCTCCGTCCACCGCCATTGCCACCGGCAAGTTCTCGTTCATTGGTCAGGACATGGTGACCGGCACCAGTCAGGTGCTGGTTGCGCCCAACGCCTTGACCACCTCCGGTCTGCTGGCCGGGGTCAATGGCTCGTTGATGGTGGCCGGAACCGACTTTGCCACCATCACCGCCCTGACCTTGAACATCAACGGCAACCACACCACCGAATCCGTGGTCGGCTCCATGGCCACGCCCGGCGTGTTCCCCGGTATCTTGGACGTATCGGGCACGGTCACGGCGCTGTTCGCCGACACCATCTTCCGCGATGCCTTCATTCAAGAAACCGACTACATCGACCTTCACGCCAAGCTGGTCACGTCGCAGGCGCTGAACTCGGATTTTATCTCGTTCAACATTCCGCGCATGAAGTTCACCTCGGCCTCCAAGTCCGACAAATCCGGGGCGATCACCGGCACCTACAACTTCCAAGGCGCATTGAATGTTGCCGGTGGGCCGGGCACGGCCACCGACATTTGCACCGTGTCCGTTCAGGATTCGCTGTTCGTCTAATCCCCAACAAACCAAGAGGTCACAATGTCTCGTAAAGCTGAAACCGCCCCGGCGGCGTTCGATCTGGCGTCGGTGCGGCGCGTGGATATGGTTGAACTGATCATCAAACATCCGGTCACGGGAGCCGCCACCGATTGGATCTGGCGCATTGCCGGGCCGAGCCACAGCAAAACCGTTGAACATGCCGAAAGCATCCAACGCCGACGTTTGGACGAGGAACGGGCCAAGGAACAGGCCCGCGTCAATGGTAAGAAGTGGAAGGCCACCGAAAAAGACCCGGACGAGATCCGGCTGGAAAACGTCAAGGGCATTGCCGCCCGTGTCATCGACTTCACACCCGTGCAGATGAATGGCACCAACATCGATTACTCCCCCGACGTTGCCCTCAAGCTGCTGGCCGATCCGGCCTATGACTGGCTGTTGGGTCAGGTCATCGAACTGATCACGGACGATCAGGCTTTTTTTCCCGTATCGGCGAAGATTTAATCCGCTTCGCCGAATACACCTTCTGGCTGGCCAAGCCGCAAGAGGATGGTTCCCCCTTGAAGGACCATCTTCTTGCCGGGGCGCGGCAGGGTCACGCGACGGCTTTGCATTGGCTGTCCAGTGGCCCGCCGTTACCGCCAGCGGTGGCGCATATCTGGGCGGCATTTATCAGGCTGCATAACCGGCGGGGCGGTGGTATGGGGCCTGCGCCATTGATGTGGACGGAGATTGAGGCGTTTGCCCGGCTGACCGGGGCATCGTTCGATCCGTGGGAACTGGAGCTGATCGAGGCGCTGGACAATGTCTTTGCGCGGGTGCGCAATGATGACGGGTTCGAGTTTTTTGCCGATGAGGCGTAGCGCTGGGCAAACCGTGCGGTTCGATGTTGAATATCCTGCGTTTTTCTGTAGGATTTTCCTCACAAAGAATCTCCGGATCATCCGTGATGACTGGGGTTGTTGTGGGTCGGGGTAGTGTCCCGTCTGCGCTTTCTCTCAAGGGGCACCCTGCTCGCGTGGGTGCCTTTTTTGCGTCTGCCGGTGCGTAGGAGATAGTTTTTGTATTTTCTGAAGACGAGCAAGGGTGAAATTGACTTTGGCTCGATTGATGTCACCACGGCAGAGGCCCTTGCGATCCCGCATGGTCCCATTCGCTTGCTCAGTGGAGATAAGAAGTTCGGTCATGCCCACGTCACAGGCAACACCGACAGAATGAGAAAGCTGTCGGGACTGGGATTCCATGATTTTTGCGTGTTTGCCGAACTTGTCGCAGAAAATTACACAGACATCGCTCCGGGAGACCCTGCTGACAGACAGGTAATCATCCACTACCACCGGGGATACGGCCTGAGACTCATTCTCCAGCCAATTTTCGATGAAGTTGATGGCTTTTATTGGAGCATCGTCACCGGAATTCCTGGGCGAAAATCCCAACCAGGGGGCGTGTACACCGTGCTTAGGGAGCAGCCCGCAGCCGCAACACAAGGCCCGACGGCAAATACCACCCGGCCAATCCTCACACTCAAAAAGACAACTTAACAAAGTCGAGTGTAGGTGCGAAACCCTACCAACTGCTACCGGAGCAGCTCCGTTTTGAGGAAATATTGTCAGCCTTGCGGCCCGGTGACAATTAACCCTAACGCGTACACGGAACCCGACCTCAGAGGATATTGTACCGCCATACCCACTCAGGTGCAATATCATTCGGAATGAAGGATAACCCCAATTGCCCACCCCCATCTTCCAACGCCTTCAGGCGCGGATAGATGGCCTTGGCGATTCTGCGGTTAAGCAATTCATCGACTTCGCCGCCGAAAAACGCGACGAGGTTCTGGCGGAGGGCCGAGCCACCTCGGTGACGACCTATGTCAATGGCCGCGAGGGTGCGGCGTTGGAAACCGCCACTGTCCCCGGCGTGATCCGCTTCGAGTTCGGCTATCTGGATTATGTGATCGACGCCATCTGGGAGCTGTTGGTTCAGCAGAGTCCGTACCGGGATAAACGGGATGGAGCCAATCCTCCGACCCATTACCGGGATGAGCATTTGTTGCTGGTCAACGGACAGGAAGTGGTGCCGCCCATTCAGCAAATCCCCCGTGATGCCGAAATCGCCTTCGTCAATGTCCAGCCCTATGCCCGCAAGATCGAAAAGGGCTTTTCGGCGCAGGCCCCGAACGGGGTTTATCAGCAGGTGGCGCGGCTGGCCAATACTCGGTTCGGCAATCTGGTCAGCGTGACCTACACCTGGCTGCAAATCACCGGGGCGGGTCCGTCCGGCCCGGCCTCGCGGCACAGAACACGGCGTCAAAAGGCGCAAGACGATAACTTTCCGGCCATCATTTTCAAAAGCCTTTAGGGACCAGCAGCATGACCGATACGGTAGACCGGGCCATCTTGGAGGTGTCGGCGGTCACCACCGGCATTGACGAGGCCGATGCCCAGGTCTCGAAACTGGGCACCACCTTCACCGCCACCGAAACCAAACTGCGAGGCTATGGCACCAGCTTAGAGGCGGTAGTGGCCAAGATTGACCCGGTGACACGGGCCAACATGGCGCTGGAGGCCGGACAATCCCGGCTGAATGCCGCCTATGAAAGCAGCATCGCCAAAGGCATGGACGCGGCCAAGGCCAATGACCTGCTGGCAACCGGCTTGACGGCACTGACGCAGAAGCATGAGTCCGCATTGGCGCGGGCGGCAGCTTTGTCGGCGGGGTTTGGGGCGGTGGGATCGGCGGCGGGCGCATTGGGCACGGATCTGGCGGGGCTGGGAACCGCCCATGACGGGGCCGGGATGAAGGCCAATCAGATGCGCGAGGCCATGGTCCTTGTTCACGAAATGCTGTCGGGCAATTACCGGCGGGCGGTGGGATCGGCGACCATCGAACTGCAAAACTTTGGCCTGATGCAGCCCATTGTGGGGGCGTTGATATCGCCGTTGGGATTGACCATTGGCGCATTGGCGGCGGTGACCTTGGGGCTGACGGCGGCGTTTGCCATGCATTCGTCCAGCGTCCAAGAGGTGACCGATGCCTACAAACTATCCGGTGGGGCCATTGGCTTGGGTAAATCCCAGCTTGAGGAGTTTGCCCATGCCATGGCCGATACCGGAGAGGTATCGGTGCGGGAGGCCCGCAGCATCGAAGCGGCGGTGATGAAGGCCGGGCAGGTTCCGGCGGCGGCGCTGCAAACCATCGCCGACATGGCCAAGGACTATGCCAAGGTCTTTACCGATGGCGATCTGACCAAGGCCGCCGAGGATTTGGCGAAGGCGTATCTTGACCCCACCAAATCCGCCAAAGATTTGGATGAGCAACTGAACATCCTGACCGCCAGCCAGTTGCGCCAGATTGAGGCGATGCAGGGGGCCGGAGACAAGCTGGGGGCGTTCAATGTGCTGCAAGCCGCCTTGCGCGACCGGATCGGCGAGACGGCCAAGGATGTGGGCTATCTGGAAACCGCCTTCCGGGGCATGGCCAATGCGGTGTCCAATGCGTGGGATGCGGTGGGGAGTTGGGGCAAGAAAGGAACCTTGCAACAACAATTGGACACGCTGAAGGCCCAGAGCAGTTCGCAATCGGTGGATGCCGCCGGGAATGCCTATGACAATGCCCCGGATAAAGCCACCTTGGACAAGATCGCCAATCTGCAAAAGCTGGTGGATGCAGAAAAAGCGGTGGCCGAAGCCGATGGCGAGATGCAGCGGCAGCAATTGGCGACCAAGAACGCCATGGACATTGCGGCCTCCCTTGATCCACAGATTGCCGCTTTGGACAAAATGAAGGGCCAGTTGGCCAGCCTGAAAGCGGTGCAGGACAACACCTATGGGGCCGCACCGGAGCAGATCAAACAGATTGAGGATGCTCAGGCAGGCTTGACCTCGGCGGTTAATTCCTATGCCACGGCGGGACAAAAGGCGGTGCAGATGGCACAGGCGCAAGCGGCGGCCTCGTCCATGCAGACGGATCAGGCGCAAACCTATCTGACCGTCCGTCAAAAGCAAATCTCGCTGGAGGGGCAGGCTTTGCCCCAAAGCGAGAAGGATTTGCAGATGCAGGCGGCGCGGATTCAGGTGCAGGCGCAATTGTCGAAGCAGATGAACGATGCGGTGGCGGTGGCCGAACAACAGGCCAAAGCCAATACCGATCTGGCCAATGCGGCGGGCCAAGGCGATGCCGCCACCCGTAAAGTGGCCGAGGCCAATGCCATGGAGGCAGCCGAATTGCGGGGTGCGGCGGCGGTGGCGGCGGAACGGATCAAGCAGCGCAATGAGGAAGCGGATGCCATCACCCGCTACACCAATGAAACCGTCTCGGGGCTATCCAAGGCGACCCAAGCCAGCGCCGACATGGCCAATGCCATTCTGGCGGGTCACAGTGCGGTGGTGCAGGCCAAGGCCGATGCCTATGAGCGGGCGGCGGTGGAGAAGCTGGGAACCGAGGCGCTTATTGCCGGAACCCAAGCCTATAAGGACCGCATGGCGATCATGTCGGCCTATAACGCCGATCAAGCCGCCAATGACAATGCCGCCGGAGCCTCGGTCTTGCGCAGCCAGCAGGACCGGATTGCCCTGATGCAGCGTGAGATCGACCTGCAAGGCATGGCCAAAGAAAACCGCGATGCCGAACTGGCGCAGTTGCAGGCCATGAACGACATCGAGTCTGGCCGGGTGACGGTGGGACAAGATCAGGTCCAGACCTATATCAACCAGCAAGGACAGGTGGCAATTCTGTCGGACAAGCTGGATGCCATCAGGAAGCAGGAACAGCAATCGGAAGCGATCAACAAACAGGTGGCCAAAGACCTGACCAGTTTCATGTCGGATGCGCTGGATAAGGTGATGACCAGTACCGGCAACAAATGGTCGGCTCTGTGGGATTCCATGAAGGCGATGGCGCTGAAGACCCTGTCGGAGATCGCGGCAGCGGCGGCGGTCAAGACGGTCATTATGCCCGCCATTGTGGATGTGCTGGGAACGGTGGGATCGGCGGTGGGGGTGTCGTCGTCCAGTTCTGCCACCTCGACCTCGTCCTCCAGCCCGACCGGGGCCAGTCTGGGAGCGGCGACGGCGGGCGGCGGTTCTGGCGGCATGATGACCATGCTGAGTGCCGGATCGATTGGGGCGCAATTAAGCGGGATCGGCGCAGGCATCGGCACGGCCATTGACGGGTTTGGTGCTCAATATCTGGGGCTGGCCAACAGTGCCGGGGTTGGTGAGTTTGGGCCGACCCTGACCGCCAATACCGGTTTGCTGGGCAGCACCACCTTGTCGCAAGCCTTGCCGTTTATTGGGGCGGGGATCTCGGCCATTTTGGATTTTACCCAAGGCAATGTGGGCGGTGGGGTTGGCACCCTTGGCGGGGCGGCTATCGGCACCATGATTATGCCCGGCATTGGAACGGCCATTGGGGCTTTGCTGGGTGGGATCATCGGCGGGATGTTTGGCGGCGGTGCGCCGCAGAATGCCAGTGGCGGCAAGTTAAGCGCCTTGGATAAATCGGGGCAATTGGTCATTACCGGGAACTCGCCGGGAGAAAACGGCGGCAGCACCTCCGGGGGCGCAGCCATGGCCACCACCTTCAATCTGGCCACCAACGAAATGATGAACGCCTACGGCCTCACCCTGCCGACCGGGTTCAACACCAACTTCATGACCAGCAGCAAATATGGCGACTGGTATGCGGGGTTCGGCGGTGGGGCGGGCGATCCCGGTTATGGGACCGGCTATAAAAAGAACCCCACTGATGTGATCAACTCCATGATGTCGGGCATGATCAAGGACAACATCCTTAAATCCTCCGATCCCTTGATGGCGACGGCACTCAAAAACAGCACGGCCACCAGCTATCAGGATCTGGCCAACGATCTGGATTTTGTCAAATCGCTGGAGGCAACGGCGGCGGCGGCCAAAGGGGCGACGGATCAGTTGGGCAATCTGCGGCAATCGGCACAGGATGCGGTGACCAATGGCCTCAGCACCCTGACCACGGCCATGCAGAAAGCGGCCACGCTGGGGCTGTCACAGCAATGGACAGCAGCCCAAGCCCAGACCATCCGCAATCAACTGAACATGGTGGCCCCGCAGACGGCCCCGACCCAGACGGCGCAAACTCTGGCCAATATCCAAGGCACCATTGACGGGCTGAAACAACTGAATGACGCCCTCAATCTGGGCATCAGTGCCACCGAGTTTGCCAACGCCTTGACCAATGCCACCAATCAGGTCCGCATTCAGTACAATCAGGGCATTCAAAACCAGATTCAGGCCATCGAAGATCCGTTTGCGGCGGCCATGACCCAATTGGCCTCCGATGCCAACACCATGCGCAGCGAAGCCACCTCGGCAGGGGCCGATATGGTGGCGGTGGAACAACTCATCAACGACAAGCGGATGGCGTTGTTGCAACAACAGGCCACCACCTTGCAAAACTGGATGACCACCCAAGCCTTGGGGTCCACATCATCCCTCAGCACGTCCGCCAAACTGTCGCTGGCTCAATCCAACTTCGCCACCGCCCTGTCGGCAGCCCAGCAATCGCCCGATCAAACGGCGGTTCAGAACCTGACCGCTGCCGCCGATGCCTTGTTGCAGGCGGGACAGGCCATGTATGCCTCCAGCTCTCAATATGCCACGTTGGAGCAGATGACCCGGACCACCTTGACCCAGTTTGCCAAAGGGGTCGGACTGCCGGGCTTTGCCAGTGGGGGTGATTTTGCCGGTGGGGTGCGCATTGTCGGTGAACACGGCCCGGAACTGGAATTTACCGGGCCATCGCGCATTCTGTCGCACGATCAATCCAAGGCATTGTTGGCCGGTGGCGGTGGGGATAATCAAACCGCCGCCGAAGTTCGGGCCTTGCGTCAACAGGTGGCCCAGTTGCAGCAGGCCTTGGTGGCGGTAACGGCGCAAAGCGGGGTGGCCATTCGGGATGCGGTGATGCAGGGCGTTCAGTATCAAGGGGACGCCGCCCGCGCTGCCGCTCGCTTGGCAGCGGCACCCGCTGCGGCCAAGGTGGTCCGGCGATGAACATCTTTCTGGTGGAAATCGCTGCCATCTCGCCTGCCGGATCATTGGTGACCCTACGTTATTCGTCGGGGGCGGCCTACATGACCCAGCCGTCAGAAACCCCACCCAACACAGCTTATGAGGCCCGGCTGCTGTCAGCAGGCAATTACGAGCGCCATGCTTGGCAACGGGACACCACACGCGGCGCGGCCCAGATCGGCTATGGCACTGTGGAGATCGACAACAGCGACGGGCGGCTGGATCAATACCGCGATTATGGGTTTGACGGTCAAAGCCTGATCATCCGGTTTGGCGACAGTGCTGCCGCTTACCCATCCGGCTTTACCACATTGTTTTCCGGCACGGTCGAAGCACTGGTGTTTGGCTGGCGCACGGTCACCGCCTTGGTGCGGGATATGTTGGGAGAAACCTTCCAGCTTCCCATTCAGGCCGTGACCTATGGCGGCAGCAATGCCGGGGCGGTGGGGGTGGACGGGCTGCCCACGGATTTGCAGGGCAAATACAAGCCGATCCTGCTGGGCCAAGTGCAGAACATCTCGCCCCCTTGCGTCAACACCTCCACCTTGATCTATCAGATCACCGACCGGACCAACATCGCCATCGGGGCGGTGAGCATCGCCAAGGTCTATGACAAGGGCGTGGCCTTGACCGCCGGGACGGTGCAAACCTCTCTGGCCTTGCTGGTATCCACCTCGCCCACGGCGGGAACCTACAACGTTTATGACGGGCCGGAAGGCTGCTTCATCCGGTTGGGATCAACGCCACAGGCCAACGTGACGGTAGATGCGTCGGAAGGAAGTGCTGCCAGCAACACCGTCGCCCAGATCGTCAGCCGCATTCTGACCGGGCCGGGCGGGCAACCCGCCGCCAGCATTGCCGGTGCGGCCAATCTGGACCGGTTATCGTCCGGGCCGGTGGGCATCTGGATCGACACCGGGGGCGCACAATTGGGCGACGTCATCAATCAGGTGTTGATGTGCTGCAACGGCTATCTGATCGACAGCCGGGCCGGTGGGTGGGCACTTGGGGCACTGCAAGCTCCGACCGGCACGGCCAATGCCACCATCAGCGCCTATCAGATCAAGGATGCCAGCGGCAATGGCATCAATGTCATCACCGCCAACGATTTGGGCAGCGATGCCCCCACCACCAGTTCCAACACCCCCGCCGTCACACTGCCGCTGTACCGGGTGATTATGAACTACAGCCTCAACAACACCGTTCAAACCGAGGCGGATATTGCCGGAGCCGGATTATCCCGGTTGGGCTTTACCAAGCAGCAATACCGACAAGTGGATGTGTCCAACCCGGCCATCAAGGCCGTTCACGCCCTGTCGCCCATGGTCACCTTTACCTCGCTTTACCTAAACCAAGCCGATGCCTTGGCCGAAGCCAACCGCCAACTGGCCATGCGCTCCGTCCATCGGGACGTCATCGAACTGGTGGTGGACCTGACCGACGGCCTGTCCATCGATCTGATGATGAATGTCCAGTTGGCCATTCCCCGCTTCGATTGGCTGTCCAAGCTGTTTGTCGTCATTGGGATCGTTGACGATCTTGGCTCCACCAAGAATCCCGCCAAAACCACGCTCATTCTTTGGGGGTAATTTATGATGCTACACACGATGTCTTATGCGGGCGCTGCCCGCACCCGCCAGGGCATGATGCCCTGGACCTCGTTTTATAATAAAAATAAAGGGGGTTCTGGGGTTCACCCCAAACGGGGCCATGGGGCGGTAGCCCCATTCATGGGTCTATTGGCAGCTCTGCTACTGGCCGCCAATTCCGCCCAAGCCACCAGCCTGTGCAATGTCAGCATCACCACTGCGCAAACAGCATCGATCCAAACGGCGGTGGCTGGGTTTGGCAAGCCGCAGGCTCTGTCCATTCAGGCGAAGTTTGCCTATGTGGCCTCGGCGGCCACCAGTGCCGATGTTTATGTACAGACCACCATCGACGGGATAAATTGGGTGGATATAGCAAACTTCCATTACACCACCTCCAGCGCCCTTCAGTTGGTCAATGTCAGCGGCATGACGCCCGTGACGGTTCCGGCCAACTTTACCGATGGCAGCATTGCCGCCAATACGGTTCTGCAAGGGGTTCTCGGCGATCAGTTCCGCTGCAAGATCACCTCCGTGGGCACCTACGGGGCGGGCACCACCATGGCCATCGACATCAAGGCCCGGTAGGCCCCCGATGGCGAACACCAGCAGCAACATCCTCATCGCCATGAAGAACTATGCGGATGTGAACGCCTTCTTTGCCCCGGTGTTCAGCACCTCCGCTTACCCGAACGGCTTGGGGTTATGGTCGGCGGATACACCGCTGACCAACCTGCAAAACCGCTTCCTGTCCATCAAAAGCCGGACGCTGGATTGTGTGCCGGACTCGACGCAGTTTGTGATCGATCTCGGCACCACCCGCGACATTGAGGTGGTGGTGATCCCCACCCATAATCTGCTGACCGCCACCTCGCCCACCGCCACGGTGACGCTATATGCCGATGCGGCCTTGACCCAGATGGTCGCCACCAAAACCATCAGCGTTTACCCTTCGGTCTATTCTTGGGGATCGCTGGCGTGGGGATCGTCGTCATGGTGGGCCGGGACGGTCAGCCCGGAAGATGCCTCGGCCTATCCGCAGCCGATTCTGTTTATCTGGTCCAGCCCCCAGCTTGCCCGCTATGTGAAGGTTCAGATCAACGATCCGGCCAATGCGGCGGGCTATATCGAACTGTCCCGCCTGTTTGTGTGTCCCGGCTATCAGCCCTCGGTCAATATCAAATACGGTGCCCAATTGGCGGTGGCCGACGACACCATCGTCACCCGTAGCATGGGTGGGGCGGATTATTACGACCAACGGCCCCACCGCCGCACCATGGTCATGAGCATTGATTATCTGCCGCAGAACGAGGCCTTCAGCCAAATCTTCGATGCCGAGGTCCGCATGGGCACCAGCGGGCAAGGGTTTGTGGCCATGTTCCCGGCGGACAGCACCAATCTGGCCCGCACTTCGTTCTTGTTCACCTTTGCCAAACTGGACCCACTGACCGCCGCCGCGTTCGGCGTATCCGGGGTCTCTCTCGCTTTGCAGGAGGTCGTCGCTTAAAATGTCCATGACCTATACCGTCAACGGCAATGCCTACACCTTCCCCGATATGTTTACCGGGTATGGCTATGTCACGGCATTCCCGGCCCTGATCGGGGACTTCATCACCCAAGCCGCCTCGACCTTATCCGCCGCTTCAGGCAGTTCCACCTTGGCCCAGAACTGGGCCAGTCAGCTTGGCGGCAAGGTGGCGGGCACCGATTGGTCGGCCAAAGAATATGCGGTGGGAACGGATATCCGTGGGATCGCAGGTGGTGGTTCGGCCAAAGATTGGGCTACATATACCGGCGGGCCGGTGGATGGCACCAGTTATTCTGCCCAGTACATTGCCCAAGCGGCTGCCGCTTCGGCCACTTCCGCCGCAAGTTCGGCCTCCAATGCCGCCAGTTCTGCAGTCACCGTGCAAAACTTCCTCGCCACCATGAGCGGCACCTCTACCACCAGCCTGACCATTGCCACCGGCAGCGTCACCTTGACCACCGGGACCAATCTGAACTTTGTGGTGGGGCAGTTTGTGACCATCGCCAATACCGGCACTCCCGCCAACTATCTGCATGGTCAGGTTACAGCCTACAATGCTGGAACTGGGGCCTTGACGGTAACGGTGGGCGATACCGGCGGCAGCGGCACCTTTGCTGCTTGGACCGTTTCAGTCTCCGGGTCGCGGGGAACCATCGGGGCCACCGGCGGACTGAACGGCCCCAGCACCACCATTGTGGGATACATGCCCACTTGGGCCAACACCACCGGCACTTTGCTGGGGGCGGGCATCCCCGTGATGTCGGTGGCGACAATGTGCCTGTATTTTGGCCCCAACATGCCTGCCACGGCCTATAATTACTCCACCTCGTTCGGCGACACCAATTCGCTGGCCAATGCTCAATGCACCATCTTTGGGGCGGGAAACAGTACCGGAACCAGCGGTGGCAATGCCATCTTTGGCAATCAAAGTTCGGTATCAAGTTTAGGCTGCTTGGCGGTGGGGTCGCAGAACACCGTCGCCAGTCCGTTTGGGACAGCGGTGGGATATAATCACAATCTCAGCGGCACTGGGCCGACCTTGGCCTTTGGGGTCGCCTGCACTTCGACGGCAAACAGCCATAGCCTATTGATGGGGTACGCTGCCTCCACTTCGGTGGGCAATTCCATCGTGATCGGGCGTGGGGCGGTCAATTACACCTATTCCTGCGCCATCGGCCAGAACACCGGCGGCGCTCGTCCGTGGTCGGGCAGTTCTTTGTCATTCTCCACCACATCGCCATGGAACTCTTCCGGGCCGTCAAGTGGGCAATATGCCCAATCCGCCCGTATCCTGATGACCCAGCAGACAAGTACTGCCACCGCCACCGAACTGTTTACCGATGGCGCATCGGGCCGGATGAACGTGTTCAATCCCCCCACCAATGCCTTGCTGACCTGCCATGGGTTTGTGACGGCCCAAAGCGGAACAAACTGTGCGGTCTGGGAAGTGAAAGCCGCCATCCAACGGGCGGCCAACGGCAATGTGGCGCTGGTCGGCACGCCCACCGTGACCTCGCTGTTTACCAGCGGCACCGTCACCGGCTGGGCGGTTGCCCTGTCCGCCGATACCACCAATCAAACCCTGAAGTTCGCCGTCACGGGGTCGGCAACCCAGACCCTCAACTGGCTGGCACGGTTGGAAGCAACCGAACTGGCAATGTAGGAGGACGAGAGCATGGCATTAAAAGTTGATCTGGCCACCAGCGATATGGGCATTCCGTTCGCCGGGGCCTACGCCAACATCGAGCGGTATTCCGGCGATCAGAACGCCATTCAGGTGATCATCGCCTTTTATGCTTCACAAGCCGCCTATGCCGGTGGAGCGGTGCCGGTCATGCGCGGCATGTACGAGGTATCCGGTCTGTCCACCAAACAGTTTGCCAACGTAACCGTGGCCGGAGCGATCTATGCCCTGCTGAAAGGCGGCTCGGCCATCAACATGAACACCCAATCCACCACGGATTTTGCGTCGGCGATTGACTGCTGACGGCTGATTGATGGGGCTGCCGCCCCATGCCCTGCTCGGGGAGAACCCCGAACCCCCTTTGATTTTATTAAATAAATGGGTTCCAAGGCCCCAGGCCTTGGTGGGTGTGGGCAACGCCCACATGACTTCCAATCCTCCGACCTAAGAAGGTGATCTATGGCCATCGAAGCGGTGCCGCCTGCCGATGCGCAGTTGCAGGCATGGGAATATTTTTTGAAAGCCTTTGGGCAGATGGGCTGGCAAAGCCAACTGATTCTGGCCGGGTTGCTGATTACCTTGGTCTTGATCTTGGTGACCAATGTTCCCGGCCTGTGGCAGCGCCTGCGGGGCGGTGGGGACGAAGAGGTCAAAGACCGTGACGATACGCCCCCGCCCGCCAGTGCAGGGATGATCCAGCTGGAAAGCATCGTCAATCTGACCGCCAGCATCATCGAGCGGGTGGGCAACAAGCTGGAGGCCCTGAGTGCATCGCTGGACCAGCACGCCACCTATTCCATTCAGGCCCAGACCGCCTTGCTGGAGACCATGAAATCCTTTGGTGAAACCGTGCGGGCGCACACCCAGACGGTGATCGAAGAAAACGAAGCGATCAAAGAACTGATCAAGACCATCCACCAGCAGATGAAGGTGCTGGAGGTGCCGGTCTACGCCCAGCAAGAACGGCTGGCAGCCTTTACCAAGGCAATGGCGGGCTGTGCCGAATGCCACAAAGCCCATGCACCAGGCCGCGAGGCCCAATCCCCCGAACCGTTCAACAATGGAGATGATGATGACAGATGGCGTTGATCCCGTAGAAACCTTGGCCCGCACCGTGTGGGGCGAAGCCCGAGGCGAAGGCCACATCGGCATGGTGGCCGTGGCCAGCGTAATCAAGAACCGGGCCGATCACCCGCGCTGGTGGGGCCACGATATCGTGAGCGTTTGCACCGACCCGTACCAGTTCTCGTGCCGCAACCGCACCGATCCCAATCATTCCAAGCTGCTGACGGTCACCGCCAGCGATCCGCAATATGCCGATGCTTTGGCCATTGCCGCCGGGGTGATCGCAGGCACCATTCCTGATCCGGTGCAAGGGGCCACCAGTTATTACGATTCCCGCATGCCGACTCCACCGTCTTGGGCGGTGGGCCATGCCCCGCTGTGCCAGATCGGCCACCACCTGTTCTTTGGAGACCTTGCCTGATGCCCATCGATCATAGCTTTGTCGCCCGGCTGTGCCGTGATGCCTATACGGCCCCACCGGATATTGCCGATGCCGACCTTGTGGCCTGTGCCACAGTTACCCATTCCCTTGATGGTCATGTTTATGTGGCGTTCCGGGGGACCGATCCCGACAACATCCATGATGACCTTGCCGATCTGGAGTTTATTCCCCGCATCGTTCACGGGTTTGGGCGGGTTCATCGCGGCTTCTGGGGTGCCGGTCGCGGCATTACCAGTCAGGTGGCCGCACGGGTTGGTGGACTGACCTACCACCTGACCGGCCATTCACTGGGTGGGGCCATTGCTTTGGTGGTTGCCGCCAAACTGGCCGAAGCCGGAATGCCACCGGCCACCCTCACCACCTTCGGCGCACCACGTGTGGGCATGGTCGAAGCTGCCGGGGTGATGAAACGGCTGCTGGCCCGGCAGACCATCACCACCATGTACCGCCATGCCAACGATCAGGTTCCCCAGTTGCCGCCGCAAGTTGCGGTGCTGGAAGACTGGCAGCATCCCGTCCCCTTGACCCAATTGGGCGATGCCGAGGACCGTATCGATTGGCTGGATATCCCCAAATCCCTCGCCGACACCCTCGGCGATCACGCCATAGCGGCCTATGAGACCGCTATAACGCTGGCCACGCACGGCTAATTCCCCCTCCCGTTTGAAGGAAAAAACCATGAATGCCTATTTCAAGGCTCGTTTTAGCGAAACGAGTTCACACCTTGCTATTGCCGGATGGATCATGCTGCCGTTGCTGATGTGGGACGGCTTGCTGCCGTTGTTTTATTGGCCGTTTGGGGCCTGTCTGGTGCTGTTCCTGTTCCCCGAATCGGTCAAGGAAACCCTTAAGCTGGCCAATGTGGCCGGACTGCCGGTGCCGCCGAAGGTGCAAGAGGTGATTGAACTGGCGGTGGGCGATCAAGCCCCGGCGCTTGCTCCGGTGGTTGAAGCTGCCGCACCGCCGCCCAATCCCACGGCCACCGTTGCCGCCATTGCTGCCATGATGATCTTGGCGGTGGGGTTGGGGGCATGTGCCGGACAGGATGTTCCGTGGACGCCCCAGCAGACGGCTTATATCGAGCTGACCATAGCCACGGCGGTGGAACAGGTTGCCGCCGGTGAAATTACCGCACCCGGTCTGTCCGATGCGGACATTGCCGATATCAAGGTGGGGGCCGCGTCGTTTGAAAGCGGGGTGCGGTCGGCGGTGGCTACCATCACCGCCGGGGGCGATGTTAGCCAGCAGACCGTGTCTGCCGTGGTGTCGGCGGTGACCTCGGCGGCCAGTCACATGGGCAATCTGATCACTGCCAAGCGTGGGGCCAACATCAAACCGGAAACCGCCCTGATTATGGCCGGGGAATCGGCGTTGCAGAACCTGCCCGAGGTGGTGTCCGCGATTGTTTTGGTGGATCACGGGTTCCAGCCCAGTCAGGCCGATCTGGATGCGGCGGCGGTGCGGTTGGATGCAGCCACCAAGGCGGTGACCGGGCCGTGA